GACGAATTCCGACGATTGGGCCGGGGGTTGCGGTTATGTACAAATTCACGTTTGGTGAGGTTGTTCCTGTTGCGCCAGCTATGGGCTGTGCCGCAATCACTAAGTTGTCCATTTCATACTCATCACCAAACGAGTTTACACCAGTACCTACACCTTGACTATACAAAATAATAGGCTGGGTAGCGGCGTTAGGAAGAGCTGTTAAATACGTAAGCGAATTAAACAATGCACTCGATAAAGTTGTAGTTGCGCTTTGGCTAAACTCACCGTAAAAGTTGCCGCCAACATAAGTGCCCGCAGTTGTCTGTACGCCAGATGCCAAGCTCTCAATATAAATGGATGACTGCGTAGAAGCTTTGATGGTGTACGTGCCGTTGTAGTTAAACGCAATAGTTCCAGCCACAACTTGTGCGCCGGGATTTGCGCCCGTAGCGTAAGTAACCGATGTTGTAGTTGAGGCCGTGACAATGTATACGCCGTTATAAGCGGTAGGGTTTATGCCTGCAATAGTTACTATTGAGCCTACAGGTGGTGCAATGTTTTGTGCCGCAAAAGTAACTGTAGCCGTTGACGCCGTGCTAGAAGCTGACGCGGTAACAAGTGTTGGATTGGCCGCTGCAATACCACTAAGATGTGCCTTAGTTCCCACTGAAATAGGATTAGACGCTATCTGGGTTGCAAAACTAATAAGCGCCAACTGGGGTGCTATGGTGCCTGCTACTGACTGCGCCGCAGTTGTGCTATTGGCGTAAGACACAGTTGTAGTCGTTGATGCCGTAACCACAAAAGTGCCGTTATATCCTGCTGGCGTTACACCCGCTACTACAATTGTTGTACCTACAGGAATTGCAATCGTTTGAGTTGCAAACGTCAATGTAGCCACAGAACCCGTGCCAGTAGCCGCAGATGTAGCTATCGTGCCGTACGTTTGCGTAGCAGTTGTTGCAAGATTGTATTCATTACCTGTATTGCCAAAGTCTACAGTCACAATCTGAGGAGCCAACGAGCTTGTGGTTGCTACGATTGGTTGACCAGAAATAGTGCCTGAGAATGTTGGGCTAGGGATAGTACCAGCAGCGTCTTTAAACACCATAGGTGTGGCCGCAGCGTCAATCCAAACATTGTATGTACCAGCCGCCAAAGTCAAAGGCGATGTTGTACCGCTTGAGGTTGAGTAAACAGTTGTGCGAGACAACGTGTTGCCGGATGTGTTGTAAGTTCCTAATCCAATTTCCCAAACCGAAGACCCTACAATTGCGTAGTATGTTGTGTCTTGATCGCTCAGTACACTGGAGAACGCACGAAAATTAGAAACAGCACCAGCAAGAGAGACGGCCCCCGTGCCAGTAGTTGTTGTGGTTTCTTGAACCCGATCAGCAAGTATTAATGCCATGAGGTTTCTCCCTTATGCAATCTGAATGATCGCTGTACCTGCCGCTGCCGTTGGGAAGATGATGTTGAAATCGCCACCAGTAACAGTAATTGTAGAACCAAAAGAAAGAACAGCAACTGATCTACCACCTTGCGTAGAGTTATAAATCAAAGCACCTGCTGTACTGAATGTCGCACTTGACCAAGTAACAGGAGACGCAAAAGATAAAAACGCTGTTGTACCTGTAGATGTTGGTGCAACAGAAACAGATAGTGTTATACCGCCCGTTGTATATCCACTACCGTTAGGAACTTCGTTAGTAGTTGAGCTGTACAAACCTGTTGTAGCATCCAAAGTTGCCGAGCTTGTGTACAGAGCAATTTTAAATGTATCTGTTGCGCCTGTTGCGCGAACAGGGGCTGTACCAAAATTTTGATAGCCGTTAAGAATGTCTACTTTGAACGACGTTGGCATCGCTTGTGTAATGGGCATGGAGAACTCCTTTAATTCGATGATCTGATGATTGCACTACTAACAGTATTTGCTGGTAGAGTTATTACAAACGTACCAGTAGCCGTCTTATCGGCTCCAAAATCCAACACCGCAATCGAGCGATTTGCCTTGCTTGAATTGTAAATCAAAGCGCCCCTGGCTGTAAATGATGCTGGACTCCAAGTGACGTTATTAAAACTAACATAGGCCGTATATCCAGAAGTTCCAATGGTAACTCCAGTTATAGTCACGCCTGGCCTTGTATACCCATTACCGTCAGGCAATTCGCCTGTGCTAGTGTAAACAGTGGTACTGGCATTTAAATCTGCGTTTGCGGTATACAAAGCTATCTTCAAAGTATCCGTCAACAAGTTATGAATGCCTTGGTACAGCTCTGCTTTAAAGCTGGTAGTTTGGGTTTGAACTATGCTCATGTAACTTTCACCCTAGTCTGGCCATTACGATAAGCATCGCTACGTTGTTTGCCATCACCCAAACTCTTCAACATTACAATAGCTTCAGCAAAGCGAGTTGAATAAAGTTGTACCAAATCTTGCTCGCCTTTCATGTATGTAATGGCTTCCATCATGGTGCCATTGAACAAGGCAATATCAAAATGTTCGCCAAGCCAAGTTGTGCCAGCCGTAACAATTGATTCTGGATAGTAGTAGTAATGCAACTCTATCCCGTATGCCGCGTCTGGGGTAGGACCAAACATAAGCGCCAGTGTTGTTGGGCCTCCTGTTTCTGCGCCAAAAAGGGCATAGTACCTAGGTTGTCCAGTGTCTGTTTGCGTGGGATACGATTCGCGGATAAAGTTAACGTCTTTGTCCAGCAAGTACACGTAAGGCCCCGTGGTATTGGCTGGAAATATTGCACAGCTATACGCGGAAAGAAAGTCCGATGGCGGTGAAATATACGGGTTATTACTAATTAAATTAGAAGTAATATTTTTCCGCATATTTGCCAACTGCACCGAGTTATAGATGCGCTTCTCCGCCTGCTGAATCATGATATTCATGTCAGCAGTGGGGTACGTATTCTGCGTATACGTTGTTACAGCGGCAACTAGTTCAGCGTAGTTCATGTTTAGGCCATTGGTCCTCTAGACATTGTGCCTTTAGTAGCACAGCCTGTGCCGCGCATCTTAATGCCAGAAGTTTTTGGTGCTTTGTATGGATCGCGGCTAATATTGCCTACGGACATATTCACATCATTAGCGGTATAACGATTGCCACCGTCATAGCCGCTGTTCTTGATATCAACACCGGCTTTGCCAGTCATAGTATGAGGTGGTGCGTAAACAGCGCCATCACCAACTTCTTTACCCATCACTTTTTTGCTGAATTTAGCCATGATTAACCTCTCTTTTGATTAGAAATTTTAGCCAAACCACGACCCATTTTTTTCATGTCGGCGTTTGTTTTTCCAACAGTGTGTTTTTTAGGACCGCTTTCAATACCCATAGTAGGGCCGCTGTCTCCATAATTTTTACCAACGGTCTTGCCCTTTTTAGCAACGCCATCGGCTGATCGTGTATATGCCATGTTTAGCTCCTTAAGATATCGTTACTGTACCAACAAATGTCGTTGCAACCAAGTAGTTTGGTGTTAAAACTGCATCAAAACTTCTTGCTCCGCCAACTGGTGCCCAACCCCACTGAAAGACTCGGCTACCAGACTCTGGAAAACCAAATTCATCTATCGCCGTTCCATTGTTATTTAAAATCTGCAAGCCACTTTGACCAGACACTAAATAGCTAACATCAGGACGCGGGTCACGAACAGCTTGAGGATCATCAACTGGATACATACCCAATTGCAATTGCGGATGATCAGGGTCCCAGCATTCGTGGCAAACTTTAATTTTGAACGGCTTAGTCTTGACTGTCTGGGTACGCAACTCTTTGAGCATATATCTGCCAGAGCAGCGATCACACTCTGCAATTGCATGTTTACCAGACGCAAAACGATTAGGCATAGAACAAATTCCTAGGCACAAATCTTAAAGGCGCTGTTTCGCGGTCTTCTGCCTGCGCAATGTCCCATTGCTGCTCATAATCGGCCTTTAGAGCCGCAATTCTCTGTGGGTCTACGTCAGGTAGCTTCATGCTCAATTGAAGCGCTAGACCGGCTACCATGCAAGGAATAAAGCGGAAAGGAATGTCTTGAACAGAAGCGCCTGTTCCAGCATCTTGAATACGGCGCATGCGGTAGTACACAAGGGTGTACTGATCCCCAGGTGCATTGGGTGTTGGCCAAATATTAATGGCAGGTATATTCTGGATGGTCAGTGCTGCGCCTGATGTATGGCTGGCAACATTTGTATTGTTTTGTCCACGAGCGCAATTAACTAGCTGATTGCCAACAATGTTGGGATAGCTAATTGTTTCGTTATCAATTTTAATAAAACCTGCCGTAGCCAAGTTAGCAACGGAAGAAACTGTAATAGATGTGGCCGTGCTGGTAATAGTTCCGCTTAACGTTGCCGTAGACAAGTTTTCCTGTCCAGATTGGCGGTTAAACCACATTTGAATAGGGCGACCTTGAGCCAGTTTATTAGGCAGGCTCATGTAGGTAGACTCAGAGATGCCGCTGATGTTGATATCAATCTGGTTTGATGTACTGTTATTTTGACGGATAACAGTATCCAACAAATTAATTGTATCAGCAGGCATTGGGTATATGGCCTGCCCTGTGACCAAGGGAATCTGTCCTTGTTCAACAGTCCAAAAATTTATGCCACGATTTGCCCACTCAATTGTCAAAAGATTTAACGAACGGCGAGCTGTACGAAAGTTATAACCAGTACGAAGTTCTTGACCGCAACGCTCAAACGCCTCTTCAATGAGGTCGTTCATGTCCAAATTAAAGGAGGTGGTTCCGGTAGTCTTAGCCATTATTTTTTCGCAGTCTTGGCAGAATTTATGAACG